GCCTGACGGCGGGCACGGTGAGCAGTACGGCGGGGTTTGTGGTCGAGACGTGGTGGCATCCGGGCGTGACGATGGAGACGGTGTTGCGGGTGCCGGGCGCGGCCGGCGATCGGGTGCTGTCGGTCCTGTACGTGGGCAATCCGGACGGCCAGCACACGTATCTGGAACTGCTCGTGGCGGAGCGGGTGTTGTAATGCCGCGGGGGCCACGGGGGCCGCATCTCGCGACGTGGGCCGGGCTGCCGGCGTTCGCGGCGGATCTGAAAGCGTTGCCGCAGAACGTGGTGGACGCGGCGACGCCGATCGTCGCGACGTGGGGCACGAAAACCGCGGCGCAGATTAGTCTGAATTATCCGGTCGTGACGGGCATCCTAGCGGCGCGGGTGCGGTCGACGCTCGAGTTTGGCGCGGCGTTTGGGGTGCGCGCGAAGGTCGTGAGCGCGGCGCCGCACGCGCATCTGTACGAGAAAGGGTCATACAAAACGGGGCGACGCTTCACGGGGAAGCGCGGCGGGCCGCGGGCGAATCGGGGAATCATGCCGGCGGCGCCGGTCGGGCGCGCGTTTATTCCCCAGATGCAGGCGGCGCGACGCGAGCTCTATCCGGTGTTGGCGCGGCTCCTGGCGTCGTTCGGGTTTCGCGTGACGGGGGATCTGAGTGGATAGCGCGGCGATTGACGCGGCGCTCGTGGCGTATCTGCGCGTCGACGTGACGCTGGCCGGGTTGCTGCCGGATGGCGTCTGGTTGGACGCGGCGCCGCAAAACTCGGAAGTCTACACGCTGGTGCGGCTGGTGGAGTCGCGCGACGAGGGCACGTTCGACGGGCGCGGGTTTGAAGTCGTGGCGTATGAGGTGCTGGCGGTCGGCATGAGTCGCGCGATCGACGGCGCGACGCTGGCGGAGGGCGCGGCACGGATTGATGCGCTGCTCGACGGCGCGCAAGTCCAGCCGGTGGGGTATCCGGGGCCGGCGACGGTCGCGCGCGTCGGGCGGATTCGCGGGGCGCTGGATCTGGCCGATGAAGATCGGTCGGTGCGGTGGTTTCGCCGCGGCGGGGTCTACGAAGTGATGGCGCCGAACTAACGGCGCGGAGGGCGGATCATGATTCTGACAGGACGATACGGCGAAGTCTGGTACGCGCCGGCGCCGTCGCCGGGCACGCTGGCGAAAATCGCGTCGATCAACACGTTCAAACTCGATAGCAAGGCGGACTACGAGGATGTGACGTGCTTCGGGGATACCAACAAGGTCTACATTCCGGGCCTGATCGACATGAGCGGATCGTTTGCCGGGTTCTGGAATAGCGCCGATCTGACGCTGTTCGAGGCGGCCGTGGCGACGGAGCCGGGGACGCTGAAGCTCGTGCCGAACAACACCGAGCCGTTGTTCTACTGGACGGGCCTGGCGTACCTCGATGCGTCGATCGAGTGCACGTTGCAGGCGCCGAAGGTGACGGGGACGTTCAAAGCGGCGGCGTCCTGGACCGGACCGGAGCAGGCGTCGACGCTCCGCGGCGGCGGCGACGCGACGCGGGTCCAGCACGCGGCGTAAATGGCGGGCGGGCGGTCTACGGTCCGCGCGACGGGGCGGGCCGGGCTGCTGACGATCGGCGGCTACACGACGGCGGCGGTGTTGGGACCGTGGGCGCTCGTGCCGGCGCCGGCCGGCGGCGCCTGGCGCGTGTCGTCGACGATCGTCCGCGTGGCGCTGCCGCGGGGGTTGTGGGCGCGGGATCTGTGTTTCCAGGCGCCGGAACTGACGGGCGCCGCGGTGTGGCGCGTGCGGTCGTTTACGGTGACGGGCACGGCGATCGGGGCGGATCTGGATCCGCCCGTCAAATAAGGGGGCGACGTGGGGCGGTTTGTCCGGCCGGAAACGGTGACGTTGACACTCGAGGATGGCGCGCGCGTGATCGTGCGGCGCCGGCTGAATACGGGGCAACAAACGGCGCGCATGGTCCGCATGTACGCGGCCGGCGTCGACGATCCGGGCAAGCTCACGGTCAAGGTGTTCGAGGTCGGGCGGGCGACGGTCCTGGCGTATCTGCTGGATTGGACGCTGGCGGACGACGACGGGGAGCTCGTGCCGATTCGGGGCATTTCCGGCGACGAGCTCGAGGCGGTGTTAGACGCGCTCGCGCCGGACGCGTTCCGCGAAGTGCGCGAAGCGATCGAGGCGCACGAAGCGAAGGAAACCGCGGCGCGCGCGGCCGAAAAAAAAACGATCCGGCCTGGAGCGATCGCGTGAGAACCAATCTGCGGATTGCGCGGCGCTGCGGCTGGCGGTACGAGTGGGTCGACGCGCTCGATCCGGACGTCTACGCGGTGCTCTGCGACGATTTGCGCGACGAGCAAACGGCGGACGCGGCGGGGTAGTTCATGCCGATTACCGGAACGTTCCTGGCCGATTTCTCGCAATTCGTGTCCGAGGTCAACACCGCGGTCGTCGCGCTCGACGGGTTGACGAGTGACGCCGACAAAGCGCAAGCGGCGCTGACGGAAGTGGCCGGCGTGGATCCGGCCGGCCTCGAGGCGACGGCGGCGGCGGCGAAGGATCTGGGGACCGCGGTCGCGGACGTGCATCCGGGGCTGACGGCGACGGCGACGGCGGCGCGGCAGGTGACGCAGGACACGGACAGCATGAGCGGGGCGTTTGCGCAGGCGAAAAGCCTGGCGGCGGCGCTCGGGATCGGGTTGTCGGTGGGCGCGGTCGTGGCCTACGGGCGCGCGATGATCGACACGGCCGGCCAGATTCAAAAGATGGCGGACGCGACGGGGTTGACGACGGATCAAGTACAAGGGCTGATGGCGGCGGCGGATCAAACCAGTACGCCGATCGGCGCGTTCGAATCCGCGATCCAGGCGTTGCAGCAAAAAATCGGGTCCGGCGATACGGGGTTGATTGCGGCGACGCGGGCGCTCGGGTTGTCGTGGGACGAGCTCCGCCGGATGTCGCCGTATGAGGCGATGACCACGTACGCCGGCGCGTTGCAAGGCGTCGACGATCAAAACCGGCAAGCGGCGCTCGGCGTCGACGTGTTCGGGAAGTCGTGGCGGGAGCTCGGCGCCGCGGTCAAGGCGGGGGCACTCGAGGTCGCGGACAATGCGCCAAAGATGAGCGCCGGCGCGATTACGACGCTGAACGCGCTCGATGCCAAGCTGAAAGAAACGAAGCAAAACTTTCTGGTATTTGCGGCGGACATCGTGGCGGCGATGGCCGGCGAGAAAACATCCGAGGGGCTGAAGCACGCGAAGGAACAGGCGGACGCGGCGGCGGCGGCGTTGCCGAAGGTCACGGACGCGGCGCGGGCGATGGTGGAGCCGCTCACCGTCTCGACGACGGCGACGATCAATTTGGCGTTGCAGCAACGGTTACTCGCGGCCGATGTCGAGCGGGCGGCGGCGGCGGCGGCGTTCCTGACTAAGTGGAAGGACGCGATGGTCGAACTCCACGACGTGGGGCAGACCTGGTATCAAACGCTGCTGTCCATCGATGGCGAAGTGGTCGAAGCGGTGCGCTATTACCTGGCGGCCGGCGTGCAACAGGGCGTATTGGCGGCGGCGTATGGGTTGACGTCGGAGCAGGTGGCCGCGGTCGCCGATGGGGTGAAGGCGTACACGGGCGCCAACGAGGCGGCGTTGGCGATCGGCGCGAAGGTGCTCGAGGCGCACGCGGCCGAAGTCAAGGCGCTCCAGGACGACGTAAACGCGCGGAACGCGGCGATCCTGAAAACCAAAGAGGCGGACGCGACCAATCAGGCCTATTACGTGCGGCTCGCGGACGAGGCGCGCGTCGCGTACGAAATTGCGGCGCAGGCGGGGAGCGGCTACACGGCGGCGCGGATCGAACAATTGCGGCAAGAGTCCGAGGCGGCGACGGCGACGCTCCAGAATTGGCAAACCGCCGCGGAGCAGGCCATGAGTAGCACGGGCAACGCGGTCGACGCGACGCGCGCCCAGATCGCGGCGTTGAATGCCGAACTTGCGACGCCGTTGGCGACGATCCGGGGCGAGGTGGCGCCGGGCTACGTGTCGCCGTTCGGGCCGGTGCCGGGGATGGGCGGCCGACTCCCCGCGGGCGCGGGGGGCAGCGTGTCGGCGGCGGACGCGGACGCGTATCGGCCGGCGAGCTATGGCGCGCTTGGGAATGTGTTTATTCAGCCGCCGACGAGTCTGGTCGGGCGGTTTCGCACGGAGGCGCCGGTCATCAACGTGCAGTCCGGCGCCGTGACGATGAACTACCCGATCATGAATGATCCGGCGGCGTTGCAGCAATTGGGCGATACGGTCGGGCGCGCGATCCTGTCGAACGTGACACGCACGGGCACGCCGGTATGAGTGCCTATCCGGCGACGTGTCTGCTCGGGCATCGGCTGAACGCGTTTCGCCTGGGGCATGTGTCGCCGGCGATCTACATCCAGATCGGCGGCGCCTGGACGGGCGCGGCGCAAGGCGTGATTATTGATTCCCTGGCGATTCAAGATCGGCTCAACGACGAAGCGAATACGCTCATCGCGACGATCCGCGGGACGAAGCCGGTCGAAGGCGGCGCGATCCGCGTCGCGCTCGGGAGTCACAATGCGGCGCCGCTGTTTGCCGGGACCCTGTTGCGGGTGACACGGGTCTGGGGCGCGGACAATCCGGCGCACGTCCTGTATCACGTCGAAGCGACCGATCCGACCTGGCCGCTCCAGGGCGTGTTGTTCTCGGCGCGGTACGAGAATCAATCCGCGTCGACGATTGCGGCGGATCTATTGACGCGGGCGCCGGCGGGGTATAGCGGCGTGATCCAGGCTGGCTTGCCGGTGCTCGACACGCTGTCGTTCACGAATACGACGCTGATGGATGCGTTCGTGCAGTTGGCGAAACGCATCGGCGGCTACACGCTCTGCGATTACCTGGCGCGGGTGCATCTGTTCACGACGGATGACGGGACGGCGGCGCCGCGGGCGCTCTACGCGGATCATCCGTCGCTGGCCGGCGTCTCGTACGTGCGGGATCTGACGCAAATCATCACGCGGGCGATCGTGGAAGGCGGCGGCGTCAACGCGCTGGCGCCGGTGCCGCCGGGGTCGCCGGTGCTGCCGGTCGAGACGGTCGCCTGGTATGCGCCGGGCGGCGGGTATGTCCGGAGCGGCGCGCAACGGATCCAATATGCGGGCGTGACGGCGGGCGGCGCCGGGAGTTTCGCCGGCACGGGCGTGACGCCGACGACGGCGCCGGCGGTGACGGCGACGATCGGGACGAGTCCGGTCGAGCTCGGGGCGCATAGCTACGCGTATACCTGGGTGACGGGCGTGGGGGAAACGTTGCCGAGTCCGTTGGGGACGGTGACGCTCGGGGCGCCGGCGCTCCCGGCGGCGGTCGACGTGGCGGCGATCCTGAACGTCACGAGCGGGCTCGTGATTGGCGTCACGTATACGTATACCTATGCCTGGTCCTACGTGGCGAGCGATACCGACGTGTCGCAAGTGTCGGCGGTGCAACCGGACACGCGATCGGCGGTGTGTCAGGCGTGGCAGAAACCCTCGAGCCTGGCGACGCCGGGCGCGGCGCCGGGCCTGGCGTACGATCGCGCGACGACGGGCGCGGTCGATCTGGGGTCGCACTGGTACGCGTACACGTTCGTGACGGCGATTGGGGAGTCGCTGCCGTCGCCGGCGCCGGCGATTACGCTGGCCGACATTCCGCCGCCGACGACGGCGCCGGTGTGGGCGTCGGTCAAGGCGGGATCGGCCTGGGCGCCGGATCCCTCGCATGGGTTTGTGATCGGCGCGACGGTGCGCGTCGGCGTGGTGGTTGGGTATGCCGTGGCCACGCCCGGCACGCCGGTCAGCGCGATCGGGCCGGCGTCGGCGGCGTTCACCTTGGCGCAGGCGGCCGGGTTTCCCGCCGGCCAGATCCGCGTCGAGCAATTCACCTGTCCGCGGACGAACGACGCGCAAGCGACGAGCGGCACGCTCTACGCGAGCGCCTGGAACGGGGGCGCCGGGGCGTGGGATCCGTGGTATCCGACCGGCGTGCCGTATAACAACGCGGCGCCGGGGACGGTGCTCGTCGATTTCGATCGCCCGCCGGGGACGGCGTACCCGTTGCCGCCGGCGGCGCCGTGGAGTCGCGTCCTGGTGTCCGGCCTGGCGGCGGGATCGGGCGGCGTCACGGGGTGTAAGATCTACCGCACGGCGGCGGGCGGCGGGG